TAAAGCCCGGCTATTTCGACGTGAAACAGTGATAACCGGTTAACTAACCAAAGAAGCAATACCGCAAAAAGACGTATTGGTTAAGCAATGGTCAGAATGCCGAGAACCCTGCCCGACAGACTCCTAGGCATCGTTATCGGTGCATCGCTATCCAGTACCGTGGGGCGCGCGTTCCAATCACTGGATGCGAGAGCGACCGGGTTGGGACGGAGTCTGCAAAACGTACACATGGGGCGCAACGCTGCCGATGACGTCATCCGGTATCGGACCAGGCTGGATAATCTCATAGCGACTCAGCATCAATTCGGGGCCAGCAATACCAACTTATGGGGGCAGATTGCGCGTACCGAGGCATCGCTCCGCACTGCCTCGCAAAGAGCCGAGAGATACGGGATTAATATCGGCGACATCGTCAATGAAAACCGTAGATTGCTACAGTCAGAGCAGTCGGTGTCCCGACAGCTCGAACGCACCAATAGATTACGAGCCAATCGTGACCGCCGCAGTGAGTTGGGCGGCCAAATGATCGGCACGGTGGGCATGGCCTACGCTGCCGCAGCGCCCATTAAAGACGCGATTGAATTTGAATCGGTTATGGCTGATGTGCGTAAAGTCGTTGATGTGTCTGACGCAGAATTTAAGGGCTTGGGCAAATCCATACTTGATATGTCGGCCACCATGCCGATGGCCGCCAGCGGCATTGGCGCTATCGTTTCCGCTGCCGGGCAATCTGGCGTAGCCAAAGAAGAATTATTGGGCTTTACAACAGCCGCCGTTAAGATGGGCGTAGCTTTTGATATGACCGGCGAGGAAGCTGGGCAGACTATGGCGAGCTGGCGGGCCGGCATGGCAATTAACCAGAAACAGGCGGAATCACTAGCGGATGCCGTTAACTACCTGGATTCTAATATGAACGCCTCGGCAAAGAATATTTCCGAGGTTGTTACCCGGCAAGGCGCTGTTGCAAAAGCCGCCGGGCTAACTGAGATTCAAATCGCCGCCTTAAGTGCGTCACTGCTTAATTCCGGCGCCGCTCCCGAGATTGCCGCGACTGCATTAAAAAACCTGACTAATGCGCTGACTAAGGGTGGATCCGCTACCAAAGATCAGGTTGAAGTCTTTAAGCAGCTGGGCATGACCTCGGAAGAAGTGACTGCCTCCATGCAAAAGGATGCTGAAGGCACCATTAAAAAAGTGTTTGCGGAATTGGCGAAGGCTCCTGCTAAAAATCGTGGTGCATTAGTAGGTGATTTATTCGGTGAAGAAGCCAAAGGCGCAATTATGCCGCTACTGGTCAACATAAAAGCGCTGGATCAGGCATTTAATTCAGTCGCCGATGCCAGTAGTTACGCCGGGTCAATGCAAAAAGAATATGACATCCGGTCGCAAACAACAGCTAATAACCTGACACTGCTGGGCAATAAGGCCACGCGTCTGGGGGTTAATCTCGGTACTGTACTTTTGCCTACACTAAACACCGTCTTCGGTGCCATGGGTGATGGTATTAATGTAGTAACTGGGTTGGCGGAAAAATTTCCAGTTGTCACGAATGTTGTTGTCGGTGCGGCAGTTGGACTGGTTGGATTGAAAGTGGCGGCCTTGGCTGGCGGATATGCCGCAACTATCCTTTCAGATGGCTGGATAATTGCCACGGGCATTATGGATTTCTTCCGGCTATCGACATTGAGGTCCAATGCCGCATTAGCATGGCAATCAACCGTTGCACTTGGCGCCTCAATACAGCAAAAGGCGCTGGCGGTATGGACGGGTACGGTTACCGCTGCTCAATGGCTATGGAACGCGGCAATGACCGCTAACCCTATCGGCTTGGTGGTTGCCGGCGTGGTCGCTTTTGGAGCGCTGGCGATCACGGTTTATAAAAACTGGGAACCTATCATGAACTGGTTTAAAGAGAAGTTCGCCTGGCTGGGGCAGTCGGTTGATTGGGTTAAAGGTCTTGGCGGTATTTTTGGAGGGAAGGATCAGGCTGGGATAGGTTCGGCAATGGCCGCGACGGTTGCCGCTCCTGCGCTGGCTACGCCGTTGCCCGTAATGCCACCTGCGGCGGGTTCAGCAGGACAAGGGGCAGTAACGCAAACTACCCATGCGCCTATCACCATAGTTCAACAGCCAGGCGAGGATTCAAATGCCCTAGCCGAACGGGTAGCAAAGCATTTGAAGAAGCAGCAGGCCGCAGACGCCAGGGGCGCTTTGCATGACTAATATAATGATGCGCCTAGGGGCGTTTAATTTCTCCATAAACACTGCTGCGTATCAGGCGTTTAGCCGGTCAACCGCTTATCGATGGCAGGCAGTGGAGCGCTATGGGAAATTGCCGGCGCAACAATACACCGGCCCCGGCGAAGATTCAATCACGCTATCGGGCGACATCTACCCCGATTATGCTGGCGGCCTGCACCAGATCGATGATATGCGCGCAGAAGCGGGAAAGGGCCAGCCGTTGATATTGGTTGATGGCAACGGTTATGTCTGGAAAAAATGGTGCATTCAGTCAATTGAAGAGAATAAGGACACCTTTTTGTCCAACGGTGTGGCTCGTAAAATGAGCTTTACTCTGAAAATAACCCAATACGGTGAAGACGTATGATCGAGTACCGTACTAAAACCGGCGATATGATCGATGCGATTTGCCACCGATATTACGGCAGTCAGTCTGGCGCCGTTGAGCGGGTCTACGAGGCTAATCGAAGCTTGGCCGACTATGGACCTGTGTTGCCGTCAGGCTTGGTGATTGAACTGCCGGAAATGCCTGTAGCAGAAACGGTGAAAACGGTTAGGTTGTGGGATTGAAATGAAGCCTGTCTTTAAAGTATTAGCCGACGGCGCAGACATCACCGCACGTATCAACCAGCGCTTAATCAGCATCAAAACCACTGATGAGGCCGGTTTTAAATCCGATACCTGCACTATTGAATTGGATGACCGTGATGGTGTGATTGCCTTGCCGCGCAAAGGCGCAAAACTCGACATTTACCTGGGCTATGAAGAAACCGGGATCAGCAAGGTTGGTGTTTACACGGTCGATGAAATCTCTTTAACGGGATTCCCTGAAACGCTGAGTATCAGTGGCAAGGCCGCCGATATGTCGGCAGGCGAACTTAAATCGCAGAAAACCCGGCACTTCGATAACATCACTCTGGGCGACTTGGTAAAGACGATTGCAGGCGGCAACGGCCTTGTCGGCAAAACCTCTGCTGATCTGGCTGCTATTCAGCTGGGGCATGTGGATCAAACGCAAGAATCCGACCTGCATTTGCTCACCCGGTTGGCAAAACAATACGGCGGCGTCGCCAAAGTCACCAATGACCATTTGATCCTGGCCAAAGCGGGTGAATCGAAAAGCGTCGGCGGTGCCAGCTTGTCGCCGATTTATATTGATAAAGCGCAGGTGTCGGGCTACCAGTGCAGCATTACCGACCGGGGTAAATACGCCTCCGTAACCGCGACTTATCACGATAAGGCGACTGGCCAGAATATTGCAGTCAGCACCAGCGCCGAGAAACCGGCTCATACCTTGCGGCACACCTATGATAACCAGCAGCAAGCGATTGAGGCGGCGCAGGCAAAAAAATCAGCTCTGGATCAAGGAACGGCTACCGTAGACGTTAGTTTATCGGTTGGTAATCCCAATTTGTTCGCTGAGTCGCCGTTGATATTGACGGGATTTAGATCGGGCATCACTGGACCGAGCTGGACGGCAACGCGGGTTGAACATTCGTTTAGTAAGGCGGGGTTTACGACTCAGATTAATGGGGAGATAAAGTAGCTTTAAATCTACTGATAAACACTATAAAAAACTTTAAAAATCAATAGGCTTATTTTTCGTTGTACTGACAAATAAATAATTCAACTAATTGATATTAAAGCAATGTGTATATAATTGTGATTCCGGTTGTCGCGGGTTCGAGCCCCGTCGTTCACCCCATTAAATTTATAGCTTACCTTAAGCTATAACTGTTCTTAAGATTAGTTCCTAATTAACCTATCTGGACTAATAGTCAATTC